GGCTAGTGTTCAATCGTTGTGTTAATGTTTGAGCAATATTGATTAGACTATTTGTCATCAGTACCACCAATCGCTTTATATTCTGCATATTCTAATTCGGTGCAGAACTGATTGAATAAATCATTATGAGCAATCTTAAAGTTTGCTGTCTCAAACTTTTTTCTCTTACGATTTATTTTTTGTATTCCAAAACTATTGCCATGCTCATCTTGAACAATGATTAAGTTTTGATTTGATCTATCAAACACACTAACAACATTTTGTTTCATTGTGTCTAACTCTTTAGATAGTCTATTTGCTCTTAGCTTTAATTGAGCATAAGCAAGAACAACTTTTTTCTCATCTTGCTTTAGCTTTTTTACCGCGTTTGTCATATTGACCTCTTTGTTAAGTTTACAATCTTATGATTGCCCAACTCTTTTATATCTTATCAAATCTTATTACAAGAGTTATTTTCAATTAATTTAACTTTTTTTTCTCAATAGGTTTATCAATAAAACTACTAACATTTGGCTCAACTTCTAGTTGTACACCCTCACCCATTACAGCTTCTAATTCTTTAACTAATTTCTCAACTTGCTTAGTTGCTTGGTCTTGGTGCAGTCGTGCATCTTTTTCTCTTTGTTCCTTACGACACTCTAACTCCGAGCGAAACGAGACGACATCAGTCGTCTCGCTCTTTTTATCTTTACCACCAACACTCATAAAATACTTTGTATCCTTTCTCTATCCATTGTTTTGCTTCCTTACAAAATTTTAAATCGTAGGCTTTCATATCTTCCTGCTCACCTTCCCAAGTGTAGCTGTCTTGACCAAAGAAGAATCCACCTGTTTGTGGAAGTGTGCGAGTTTCAATTTGTTTCTCTAACATGTCAAACTCTTCTTTACCGAGATAGAGAGGTGTACAATTAAAATCACCTGTGTATCCTGTTTGCTTATCCCAAAGTTCTTGCATAAAACCTTGTAGTCTGTTGTGCTTTCTCCAATCGGCAAATTGAATTGGCTTTCTATCTTCTGGCAACTCGTCTTGTTTTTTTCTATCTTCGTCTGTTAGCATCTCGCCTTTATGACGATAAGCATACATATCTAGTCCCATAACTTTTCTCCTTGTTTAGTTTTTTTCAACGACATAAGTGTCGTTGACAACTCTTATCAAATCCCATGCAGTAGTGCAAGCATTAATTCATGCATAAGTGCATGGACATCTGAAGCGTCAGGGAAGAACTGGAGGCGCGGGAACTCTTTAGAACTATTCTAAACTAAACAATTTCTTTACCCAACGAGCGACATCTGCCATCAGCTACGCTACTGGAGGGGGAAGCTCATTAAAGTCTAGTCCCATTAGCATTTCCTTATCAAACGAGCGAGGAGAAGGTACTGTGTGTGCTGCAGATCCCCGTCCTTTGAGTACGGGCAGCTGGTCCCAGTTCTTTCTTAAACGAGAACGAGCTAGAACATTCCAGTCAAAACGAGAATTAGGATGCCAGTAATGACTAACATCCCTTCAGGCCATAGTAAGAGCAATAGTATATAGATAGAGGCAATTGTCAAGCGGCATTCCTTTTCTCCAGCAGCTCCTGGGCTCGTACCTCAACGGCCCACCAAACCAATGCATTCTTGAACTGAGCACGAGACGAGGCATCCTTCACGATAGCCCCTAAAAAGTGACCAGTCTTCTGCCCAGCGTCCGCTGCGTAATCCCCAATCATTAGCCAGATCTCCAGATGGAAATCATTGTAAAACGACCCTGTCTCACGATAGTAGACTAGTCCTGGCACGCCACCGGCGCAGCCGTGTTTAGCTATATCTTTGATGAGAAACTGATCATCCTTCTCACCGAGCTGCAACCAGTGCGAAATGTGCTTTGCCTCTTCAGGCTTCACGGCATCGGCATCGAAGTTACGCTGCAGGTGGTCATCAATGTGATGTTGAATGGTTTCAAAATCATTGAGTTGTTCGAGCGAGAAGTAAACCTCGTCCGGGAGATCCTGCCATTTTTTACACCATCTATGTTTGTCGAGCAATTGTTTTTGCTTTGTCATTAAATGTCTAGCCATCTTTTACCTCCGACTCTTTCCATGTATTTCCATTGGCAATGCATTTGGATCCGGTGCCACCGGTTAACGCATAAACCTTACCAGCTTGTGGTATGTTGTTAGCTTCCGCAATATCATTATGTGGTACCGTTTCCTGAATGGCTTCATCTAACTCTTTTTGATATTCTTTATTCTTCATCTTTTCCTCCTTTTGTTAGTTAAGCCTGCACCACCCTTTCGTTTGTTACATAGGCGACTTGTTAATGTGCCAGCGTTACAGGCCAGACATTACATAAGACACGATAAGATAAATGTCAAGTCCTTTTTTTGAATTCTTTTTTCCAGCAGCTCTGGAGACCCTAATGGTCATCATTACCACCAGTGCCCGGAGATCCCAGTCTTAAACGAGATACAAAACCTTTCTTTTTCCTTACCAAAAACGAGAGCGAAGAGAAGGTACTGTGCTTCAGGGGGGGAAGGAAGCTGAAGTTACGCTGCAGATCCCAGTGCTATCCTTATAAACGAGAACGAGATGATTTTCTTTTGAAACGAGAACGAGGATCGAGGCGCACCTTCGTTTAACCTAGTGGCTCGCCTCTAACCTCACCTAATGAAGCTAATGAAGAAGATCCCTGTTTTATAGTTAACTACTCTTCCCTTCAGTTCGTTCCACGTTGCGTCCAAAGTCTGGTTCCTAGGGACTTTGCGATCCCGTGGCTACATCTTGGTTTCCATATATCATTTTCCAATGGACCAGCCACAACGAGGCATTGTCTATATAAGATATCATGGGAGATTTGTCAATAGCTAAAACGACAGCCTCACGCTGCCCCATTCGTGTCGTCACCTGCCCCCGTTAAACTAACAAAGAGGGAAATAAAACGAGGGCGGGAAACGACACGAGCTTCAGGATCCAGACCCAGCTGCTGAAGACGGCCTGGATGGTCCGGTCTTCCTTAACGAGCGAGGTTTGTCAACGAGAAATGCCAACGAGAACGAGATCACGCTGCCTCCTGGAGGGAGCTCACCAGTGCTTCCTGGATCGCCGGCCATTTAAAAGGAACCGAGAACTCAAACCGAGGTTTCAGTTCCCGAGGTTCGGTGAACCGGGACACCGGTCTGTACAGTCTAAGAGACCTCTTCGAGAGGGTCTCTTTCAAGATAAATACTTTACCACCAGCTTTAATATATTTATTTATCCATACTATCTGCCACTTATTTAGTTTGGGATAATTGAGTTGATCTGATTTTAATTCTATCCAAAAAACACCTTGTTTATGTACTCCATGAATATCAGGTACACCATTGATTGTGCTAGTTTCTATGCGGGTTAAGTAACAATCAGTCAGTCCTTTTTTAGTTCTTTGCCACAATAAACTCTCTTGGTTTATACTACGTGGCATTAGATCAGTTTTTGAATTTTTTTAATCACGTTGTTGGGAATAATAGTACTATTTCCTATTTCGTCAATCTCTCCTTCTTTATTCTCGGAGTAGTCTCCAAACAACCTAGTAACACCATTTTTTTGAGTTAGTAAATGCCCTTTAGTCACACAATTAGGTAGTTGTGCTTTATTTAAAGTATCTATACTTTGCCACGCTGAATCACTACAAATATCAACCCATGTAACCTCTACCAAAGGAAATCTATCCTTCCAATGTTTGGCCTTTTTATTAATTACAATTTTTTTCTTATGTCTCATCAATATCTACCTTCACCATTCCTACGGAGGTAAACATAGTTGAGTTGTGGACACTGTTGAATACTTTTATCCACTCAGACCAACTAACTGTTTTTAATTTCTTTAATGTCTGTGGGCTCAGCTTGGATCGTTTTGGCATTATGCCCATCGATCTTCTGCGATAGCTCTTGTAACTTGTTTTCAAGTTCTTCACGTGACATACCCTCCAGTCCGGTTACTCTAACTTCTTTTCTATCAATAAAAGAACCCGCTAATTGACCTGATCTATATTCAGCATTAATAGCAGCAGCAAATTGCTCCTTATTCTCAGCTTTATCAGCAAGTCTTTCAAATCGTTTAAACCGTCTGAGGTTATCTCCCTCATACATTTTTATTTCTTTTTCAAATCGTTTATCAAAATATTTTGCAACGTGTGGATTTAATCTTCTGGATAATAATCTAGAAGCGATTGCACTATAGTCATTCTCATTTTTACAAACATATCCAGCGCGTTTTAAAGCTTCCGCTTGAGTAATGCTTCCCCAGTCTTTTACGTAAATTTCCACAAACATTCTTTGTTTGGGAGTTAAATCATCTACTGTTCTTAATTCTTTTTTCTTTAGACCCATAGCTGTATCCTATTATGAATGAAATTGATATTATAGATGTAATTGCCACCAAATGCCAAACCCAAAACATTATCTTAATTTTGCCAAATCTCTTTTTGTTAAATGTCTACCACCATGTACTTTGATACCATGTTTAATATCAAGTTTTGCATCTTTTCTTTTACCAGCACCTCGTACACCAGATTTCATAATTTCAATAATACTTCTACCACCAGCTTTTCTATAAGCCTTATAACTTTCTTTAATACCTTTGGTTAACAAACCACCTAACAACATTTTTTTATACATAACTACCTTTTTTATATCCGAATTTTTTAAACCTAATTCTCTTATAACCTTTCTCAGCAGCTACTGCCATTTCTTTTTTCATTTGCTTTCTAGCTTTAAATGTCATTGCAGGAATTTGCATAGTCTTACCTGCTCTGTCGGATGCCCAACCTTTACCATAAATAACAGGACCTTTATGTTTAGTTTTAGCTCGCTTATCTCTTTCAATTTTAAGTAAGATTCTACGTCTTAAACCTGGTTTAGCTTTTATGTCAGCTTTAGCAGTAAATTTAGTTCCTCTTATTTTTCTTTTTACATCAGCTTTCTTAAGTTGATATGGAACAGTTGGAATAGCCCCTTTTGTTTTTTTGGTGTGCCTCACCTCAGATTTATGTTTTTTATATAGTTTTCTAAACTGCTCTTTAGCGGTCTTAAATATCAGTTTGGACATTTCTAATTTTTTCATCATAGTTTTTTTATTATATAGATTATTTCATC